CGAACAACCCATCCTAAATTTAACACCTAGGTAAACAAGCCATTTAACCTAAGGGTTGGGAAAAAAATTAAATTAAAATTTCAAAATATTGAATCAAGCCAATTGGGTCTGTGTTTGCTATTGGATATAATAAACATTTTGCATGTGAAAGTGGTGGAGATGCTTCGATTACAAACTCCAACTCTAACTTTGGTCAACTTTCTTTAATTGCAGATGGATTTAAGAAAGAAGCATTTGATAAAGATAATAAAGGATATATCACAAATGTTATTCCACCAAGAGCACATACAGAACAAGAAGAAAACATTGACTGGTTATCAATTGATGTTGGTGTAACAACTTCTGTAGGTGTTTCTACTCACCTATATCTTCGTGGATTTACATCAGAGGATGATGTGCCACCAACTCTCACACAAGGATATAGAATTGGTGCTAAAGTAAATGATAAGTTATTTGTAAATGTTGGATCTGGTACTAGTGAAGCCAACATTTTAATGGAAAATGGAGTCGATACTTCATACAGAGAATTTGATGTTACTGCAATATCGAGTAGTAAACTAACAATTGGAACTGGACATGGACTGAAGACTGGTGAAAAGGTCATTATTCTGAGTGATGATGCAAATTATCCCGAAAATATCATACCTCATGTTGTTTATTATGCAATCACATTCAATGTTGCTCCAGATACAAACAAAATTCAATTAGCATCAACTAAAACAGATGCAGATAATGGTAATTTCATTACATTGTATGGAGGAACAAAACTTAGAATTAGAAGTAGAGTAACTGATAAATCTTCTGGAGAAGCAGGTCATCCTGTTCAATTTGATAATTCCGTAAATCGTTGGTTTGTAACTGTAAATTCTGGAAATGAAATTTACTCTGCTTTGAGTAATTTGGGTGTTTCTGGAATTGGAGATGAAACTAACCCAACATTTATTAGAAGAGCACCAGATGGAAGAAGTATTGATGAAAAAATCTATAAGTTCAGGGTAGTTATTCCAAAAGAACTTCAAAATGGAAAAACACCAGAACCTGGATTTGTAATTCAAGAATCTAGTACAACAGGTGCTCGTGATCAAAGTGATTTTACAGACCCTACAATTACACTTAGTGATTATGAATTCAAGAAAAATCCAAGATTTATCGCAACTTGCACACATGCATCTACCACTTCAACGGTAAGAGTAGAATTACCACACAACTTGGAAGTGGGGGATCAGATCATTATTCGTAATGTAAAAGATACTACAAATACTTCTGGTACTTTTAATTCTGGATATAACGGAACTTTTATAGTCGCAACTGTTCCAAACAACATGGAGTTTACGTATACTAATACGAATTCTCCAGGTTCCTTTACGAATGATACGAGTGTAAGAGATGAAAATCTCCCTAGATTTGAAAGAAATGATCTGCAAAGTAATTTCTACATCTATAGAAACGAAACGATTAATGAATACATTGATGGGCAGCAAGATGGTGTTTATCATTTATACGCACTTAAAGCCGATGCACATGTTTCTCAAGAGTTTACCAATTTAGCATATAGTCAAAATGTAACTGATCTATATCCACAACAGGATAGAGATAATATTAATGATTCTCCAGCATCAACAAAGACTCGTGCATTGTCTTCTCCCATCGGCGAAGTTCATACCAGTGATTTGAAAGGAAGTATTACTAGAGAATCTGCAGATGATTTGATTAAGAAATTTACGAAGAATTTAACTGTAAATTCAGTATCGTCTTTAAGTGCAGGAATTTCTACTGTTACATTCACGAGAAATCATGGATTTAATGGAGCAGTCACAGGAACTCTTAGTCCTGGAACTGGAACTCGTACAAATGGAACTTATTATAATGTAAAACTATATGATAATGCTGCATATACTTCTTGGAGTGGAGCAACAGCAAAAGTTATAGTAAGTGGAAATGCAATCTCTTCGTTCCAAATTCAATCTAAAGGTTCTGGATACTCTGGTGGAGATGAACTATATTTTGATAATGCAGCAATTGGAGGCAATCAGGATGGAAAAATTACTCTTGCAACTGTAGGAATTGTAACAGCAGTTGGGGATATTGTTCAATTTACTGGAATTGCGACAGTTGCAGATTCTTATCATCGGATTACAAATGTTCCGAATGCAAATAGAATCTCAATTGCCAGAACTTCTGGAGACCCACAAATCTTATCAAATCAAATTGCAATTCATGTAGGACCTTCAGTTTCTGTAAATTCTTCTACATTCTCAAGTGGTATAACAACATTTAATTGCTCAGGTCCTCATGGACTTGTTGCTGGAAATAAGTTTAGAGTTATTGATACGAGTAATAATAATCTTGGAGATTTTATTGTTAAGTCTAGAGTTGGAGTTAATACTTTTGAAGTAGAAACTACATCTCAATTATCCAATCCATCTTATATTCTCCGTCATTATTTCTCATCAAACTCTGGAATTTCTGATAGAAGTAATGAAAATCTTGCAAGAAGAGGTCAAGTATTTTACGACAATGACGTATTAAGAATCGATAATAGTGGTTCTTCAATTGGTATTAACACCACACTGATTCCAATTACGCACCCATCATCGGGGATTGGAACAACTGAAAGATTCCCAATCGGAACTTATATTCAGGTTGACAATGAGATCATGAGAGTTGCTTCGTCTTCTCTCACTGGTGTTAACAAATTGAATGTAATTCGTGGCGTACTATCTTCACAATCAACAACTCATGATGATGGATCACTGATCCGTAAGATTCGACCAATTCCTGTAGAGTTCAGAAGACCATCTATCATTCGTGCTTCTGGACACACATTTGAATATCTTGGGTATGGTCCTGGCAACTACTCCACAGGTCTTCCACAAGTTCAAACAAGAACTCTGACAGAAAGAGAAGAATTCTTGTCACAAGCACAAGAAAGATCTGCTGGTATTGTTGTTTATACTGGTATGAACAACAGAGGTGATTTCTACATTGGAAATACAAAGAAATCGTCCGCAACTGGTGAAGAAACTTCATTTGATACTCCAATTCCAACCGTTACTGGTGAAGATCCTGCAAGACTTAGTGCAATTTTTGATGAAATCACAGTTAAAGAAAGAATTGTTGTTGAGGGTGGTGATTCGGGAGAAATTCTTTCCCAGTTTGATGGTCCAGTAACATTTAACAAAGATGTTAGAGTAAAGGATGATTTTTCAATCTCAGGAAAATTAAGAATTTTAAATACTGTACAATCTACGAGTCCTATTACTGGTTCAGTAATTATTGATGGTGGTGTTGGTATTGCTAAAAATTTATATATCGGTGGCAACACTAACATTACTGGAGACCTTACTGTAGATGGTGACGTTAATTTCAATAAGAACATCGCAGCAATAGGAGCAAGTTTTGGAAATATCCAGATTGCGATCACAGATGACAACACAATTGATACCTCTACTGGAGATCTCAAGTTAAATTCTACATCTGGTTCTTTTGTTGCTATTCAAACGAATACCACAATCACTGGTATTCTAAGTGTAACTGATGACATCACTGCATTCTGGACTTCCGATGAAAGATTAAAGGATAATATCACTCCAATTGATGATCCTCTTGCTAAAGTTCTTTCAATCAGTGGTAATACCTTTGATTGGAATGAAAAGTCTAATAAAAATGGACATGATGTTGGTCTGATTGCTCAAGAGATTCGTGAAGTGCTTCCAGAAGCAGTTGTAGAAAGAGATAATGGTTATCTTGCAGTTGATTATCATAAGATTGTTCCACTGCTTGTAGAGGCAATTAAAGAACTCTCTGGCAAGGTTGAAGCACTTGAACAAAAACTACAAGATAAATAACTCTAAAGCTTATAATAATGGCAAATTATAGGAAGTCATTTAATTTTAGAAATGGTGTTCAGGTTGATAATGATAATTTTATTGTAAATGCAAATGGACTGGTTGGAATCGGAACGTCCATTCCAACTGAGTCTCTTGATTTAATCGGAAATGCAAAAATCACAGGTTTTGCAACTGCGACTACGTTGGGTGTTGCCGAAACTGCAAACTTTTTTGGAAATTTAAATGTAGGATCTCCTATCACATTAAATCCAACTACTGGTGATATTTTTGCAACAAGATTTGTTGGAGATGCTTCTGGATTGACAAACATTTATGCAATCTCAACAACGGGATGGGTTGCACAGAGTGTTGGTTTGCATACGTTTAGACTGGTCGGAATTGGGACCACAAATCCAGAGTACTATTTGCAAGTAGGAGAAAATCCAACAACTGGAATTGGTGTTGGAGTTTCTGATGGCAATATTTTTGCAAGTGGAGTCGTTACGGCAACAACTTTTATAGGAAATGTAACTGGAAATGTAACTGGAAATGTTACTGGAGATCTAACAGGAAACGCAGATACTGCAACAGAATTACAGACTGCTAGAAACTTTTCAATTATTGGTGATTTAGAAGCAAGTGCAGTTTCTTTTAATGGAACTGGAAATGTTTCTTTAGGTTCTACACTTTCATCAAGTTTTAGTGCAAATACATCAGGTATTATTACTGCAAGTGCATTAGAAGGAAATTTAACTTCTTCTTCAGCAACTATTACTAGTGCAACTATTACTAGTGCAAATATAACAAATGCAGATGTAGGTATCGGAACATTTGACGACTTAAGAATTAATAAAACAACCGCAGCAAGTCTTGTCATTACAAGTGATACGAATTCTTCAGTAAGTATTGGTAAGTCTGTTGGTGCTGGTAACAGTAGTGCTCAACTCAAATATACTCCTGGAACTGGTCGTTTAGACATTAATAATTTTGATCTTGGTGGTGTATCTATTAACCTTCATGAAGGTACTGGTGTAGGAAATACTGAGGGTTTTAGTGTAAAATATGACAACACTAAGAAATTTGAAGTCACTTATGATGGAAGAGTTGGAGTTAATCGTGGAGGTGCTTCATTAACAAGACATCTTGAAGTTGGAGGAACGGCATATATTTCAGGAGATTCTAAGATTGTAGGAGTTCTTACAGTCGGAACAGGATCAAATGAAGTTACATTGGGTGATGGTAGTCCTTTACCAGTTTCGGATCAACAAAACTTTAATACATTAAGTGGGATTAGTACATTTAATGAACTAAGAATACAAAATGTTCGAGTGGGACAAGGTGGAACTATAACTTCTAATTTATACGTTGGAAATGAAGTTGGAGTAGGTACAACATCAAATAATGTTTTTGTTGTTGGCAATCAAACTCCAATATTCCAAGTATTTGGATCTGCATATACTTCCGAAGGTTTTATGACCAATGGAGTCCTCGGAATTACTACAGATCCAAATGGATCTACTCAAGAGGATCCTAGATCAATTCCAAGTGATTTAGGTGCCTCAGTACCATCAATGACATATGGATCTTTCCAAGTTGATTGTACTGCAGCATCTTTAGTTACTGAAAATGTTTTACTTGTTCCAAATTTTGGAATTTCTGTAGCTGGATTTGGTTCTACAAATCTTGGACTTGTACCAAGAAATTATAACACAAATAAGTATTTGACGAAAGTTGGTGTTAATACTTATTTTGCAAGATCTATTTTTGATGTAGGAGCAGCATCGACAACGATGAACTCTTACTTTATTCCACCATCATTATCTCAAAGTGATATTGATGTAATGGCAGATTTATGGAATCCTGCCACATCATCTTCACTAACTGGTCATGAACA